CACTTGACTGTCATTATAAATTAACTCAGCTTGACCGGTATTAAAGAAGTTTTGTTCTTCTTTATTTTCTTGTTCTTTATTCGAAGTAGTTTCTTTTTCCTGGTATTGATCAACAATTTCTTCTAAACCAGGGGAATCTGGAATATTTGGATCTTCCGATTTAATTCCAGTAAGTCCTTTAATTTGATTTATATCTCGAATTGTTAGTGGAGGAGTTAGATTTGGTTTTTTAAGCAAAGCCTTGTATTTTAATAACTCCGGAATAGCTCGACTTGCAATGTCTTCATATCGATTGATTCTATTATTTGCGTAATTTAAAACAATCCAAAAAGTAAGTTCTTTATTGCCCGTCGGATCTAAATCCGCTATTTTTTTAATTAAATTATCAGAAGATAAGTTTTTTGGAGCAGATGAATCTGACTTGGATTTAATTTGTAATTTGTTTCCAAAGTCATTGATTAATCTTTTCTCGTTATATTCAAATAATAGCTCTGATATTTTCATTAATTTTCTGTATGCCTCATGAATATTGGACGATCGACTAATTTAATTTTTCCTGTAGGTGTTGAGGAAACATACCCTTCGTGGCCAATATTTCCATCTAATTTAGCAACTATATTACTCGACGTAGATTTATCAAATGATTTTTTAATCATATTCTTAATAAAAATAATACCTAATACGATTTTCCACACAATTTTATATGATTCAATATTGGAAGAAATATATTTTTTAATATTTTCGGATTTATTTTCCCCTGCAATTTGTGGTAAAAATTTAAGAAACTCCGTTGAAACAGATAATAATGGGCGTTGGCCTTTGCCGGCTTTATATGCCAAAAAAGATTTCATTAAATTACCTAAATTAGTTATTTTTAATCCTCGTAAGGTTTCAGGACTAAAAAAAGAATCAATTTTGTTTTGCTGATTACGCATATATTGCAACAATTCTTTACAAGGTTTTTCAGCATCAGGAACAGTTGTTTCACCAACAGTAGTTGGTCCTAATATTACTAATTGGGAAATTAGATTTAAATGTAAATCTGATAATTTTGTTACTGCTATTGGTTCATCTTGATCGGGAGATTTGAAATAACTATGAACAACAATACCTAATTGTGATTTAGATATTTGTTTTCCCAATGCTGAATCAACTGGAACCTCATATACAATTTTATTGGGTTTAAATTGATAATTTTTATTATTAATTAATGGCTTGGAAAACCATAATACATCAAATTGAATAAACCCTGAAAATGTTTTAGGTATAGCACGTTCTAATAATGGAAATAATCTCGAAAAATTAATACTGAATTGTTCTCTTCCTGGACTATCCGGGTGTCTATTAAACATCGCATCTTTTAATTCTTTTTCCGAGTGGGGAAGTCCATTTTTATAATGGGCAAATCCGCGTTTATCGGTTAACGTAAATTGTCCATTATATCTTCCCGCAATTCCCGCGGGGGCGCCGTCCCATTTTATCTGACTCAATTGGGGGACTGTGGCAGCGGATAGTAACGACTCAACAGCAGATTTTGCACCTAAATATCCATTAGTAAAAATTAAATCCTCTGGATGTTCGATACGACTTTTCGCTTCAAATATAGATTGTTTAGTACCATATTGTCTTTGAATTTCAGTTAATCTCATTTAGATGCCTGCAAATTTTTAATACCGCGGATAAATTTCCCGTTATTACGATGTCGAATGCTACTTAACATTCTTTTTTCTAATTCTTCAGCCAATTCTTGCCCATAACATTCTGATATTGTTTCCAATAATGAGATGGCACTAGATATAACATGAGTTCCACGAGATTCAATAATAAGAGAATTATCTTTGGATGGAGTTAGGTCAACTAAAGATTCTAATAACGATTTTGTCTTCACATTCATAGTAGTATTTATATTCGATATAATTTCTTTTGTAATGCGTTGACTTTTAACGTTGGGTTTTCAATAAATTGAATTGCATAGCCATTTTGCTGAACTGTGTCTAATTGGACTTGTTCGGATGGATTTTTAATATATCGAATTGCATAGCCATTTTGCTGAACTGCGGCTAATTGGACTTGTTCGGATGGATTTTTAATATATTGAATTGCATAGCCATTTTGCTGAACTGCCGCCAATTGTACTTGCTCAGATGGGTTTTCAATAAATTGAATTGCCCGGCCATTTTTTTGAACTGCGGCCAATTGGACTTGTTCGGATGGATTTTTAATATATCGAATTGCATAGCCATATTTCTGAACTGCGGCTAATTGGACTTGTTCGGATGGATTTTTAATATATTGAATTGAATAGCCATTTTCTTGAACTGCCGCCAATTGTACTTGCTCAGATGGGTTTTTAATAAATTGAATTGCAGCGGCGGCTTGTTGAACTGCGATCAATTGGACTTGTTCGGATGGATTTTTAATATATTGAATTGCCACGTCATCCTGTTTAACTGCGAACAATTGAACTTTTTCAGATGGGTCTAAAATATATTCAAGTGCCTCGATATCTTGTTTAACTGCGACCAATTGGAGTTGTTCAGATGGGTTTTTAATATATTGAATTGCCTCGTAATTTTGTTTAACTGCGGCTAATTGAAGTTGTTCAGATGGATTTTTGATATGTTTAATTGTCAGACCATTTTTTTGAACTGCGGCCAATTGGATTTTTTCAGATGGATTTTTAATTAATATCAAAGAGTTATTTTTTTCAGCAATTGGAGTGAATATTTTCCATAAAATTGGATATTCATCAGCCAATTCATTTGGGTTAATACTTTTATCTTTTTCATTCATGAATTGTCCGGTTTGAAAATGAAATTGATACCTTTTATTTTCTTTTTTAAATAGAACAATATAAAGTGGTCCATCTGTGTTATATTCATCAAACATATTATCTGTTCTGGCCGCAGTACACCACTTAGTATTAATTCCAAAGAAACAACTTGCTTCTTTTGTTTTGGGAACGATAACCTTCACTTGACTGTCATTATAAATTAACTCAGCTTGACCGGTATTAAAGAAGTTTTG